CCCGCCTTGATTGCATTGTATTCAAGAAGCGCATCACCAGTAAGCGTCAGTTGCTGCAACTCATCCCGTAACTTTTCTGTGTATTTCTCTTCTGCCTTGATGGCATCTAGATTTTCCTGTGTTACATTATCAACTGAAGCTGCAATCTCAACATTTGCTTTTTGTAGCGCCTCAATTTCTGCTCTTGATTTTTCCGTAGCTTTTGCAAACTCTTCCTCAGTTTGTGTGTATACCTTTCTAGCAAGAAAGCCTTGTATCTGAAATTCACGACCGGCTGCAATTTGCTTATTAAGCTCTTTAATTGCATTTTCATTTTGTTTTATTTCTTCTGTAGCTAGAGTTCTTTGATATGCTTTACCTGCTACACCCAATTCATCAAATCCATCTCTTGCGCCTTCCATTATTTTTTCTAGTCTTTCAAATGCTTCACCAGTTTTGTTCAACTGCGAAACAAGAAGACCTCCAGCAAGCGCACCAAACGCAATAACAGCACCGAAAATAGCGCCGCCTGTGCCAAAGATAGAGGCAAGTTGCGGCCCCTGTTGACCAATAATAATGAAAGCGTCAGTTCCAGACTGTGCCTGTACCGCAATATCCTGCAACTGAAAAGAGGCTTGCTGGGTAGCGCCTCGCATAGCTTTGAATGGAGCTACAGCTTGACCCGCTCCCTTACCAGCGCCTTTGGTTTTCTTCTCTGCTTTCTCGCCAGATTTAGCTAAATGATCTAATTCGGTAGCAGCTTCTTTAGCGCCTTTTGTTTCAACGCCAATGATTAGCGTATTCATTTCAGCCATGATTATTAGTCTCTTTAGAATGCAATAAATCAAGCGATCTAATTGCATCTACCTCAAAAGTAGATAAGTTGCCATAGATAGCCATGTAATCTTTGATTTGAGTATAACTGATAACGCCACTGGAAGCATTCTTGAGAGACACGAAAAGAACCCACAAATAAGTGAGTTCATCACGCAAAGTAGGTTGCTCGTCTAGCTCTTTAGGGTTTCTACCTAAAGATTTTGCTATTTGATTTAGATTATCTAATCGGCTAACTTTAGAACCTTTATCATAGCCAGCAGCCCAAAAATGCCACTGACCAAAGGCTTCTAACTCTTCAATTAGCCCTTGATAAAATTTTTGCGGTCAGCTACAGCAGCATCTAACTGAGATGCAACATTAGGTGATTGATTATATAACTTAGCAGCAACCTTTGGACTGAACTTAACATCTTTACCTTGATCTTGAAGACCTCTCCAAGATTTAGTCACCGATACAAGAAGATCAATCTCACCACCCTCTTCCTTATTAAGCAGCTTCCTGTGATAAGCCCTGACAGCCTCTCTGTACGCTTTAGAGTCCACACCCATTACGGTTACATAGAAATCAGTTTCTTTGCCGTCTAAGGGGCTTTTAATGCATATCTCTACGCCTTCGTTGTGCGCGTCAGCAGTGTATAACTGTTTTAAATCCATACTCTCTCTCCAGAGTTAATTAAGGGGCTTTTCAGCCCCTTTAGGTTTGTAGCTTTTATACTACTAGGGTTGGCGTGTAATTTTCAACTGGGTTAGTGCTGTAGAATCATAAAGAGCTACAAAATCCAATGAAATAGTTACTGCACCAGGGCCGGCTGCTTCTGGGTTACCAGAGTTGTACTTAATTTTAGGCATTAGGAAAATATAATCTTTTCCTGCTGAGTCAGTTAATGTGAACTGCAAAGAAGACTCTGTTTCGTTCACAAACTTGTTAAGCAGTGTAATGTCTTCAAAGTAAGCAGTTACGGAACCTGTCACAGTAGACTTACCGATAGATGGCTCAAGAGTCGTATCTTGACCAACAACGTATAGTGCTTCCATACCGTTATCAATACTTAGCTCTAGTCCAGTAACAATAGCAATAGAAGAACCGCCTTCAGTAATTGATCCAGTAAATGAGTCAAATGGTGCGGTAGTAGTTTCCGCAGTGTAAGTCGATCCTGTTATAGCTGATCCGATTGCCGTAAAGCCGCTACCAATCACGCCAAACGAGCCTGTAATCATTGAATTAGGTGCAACAGACAAAGACATTGTATTAATACTGCAACCAGTAGATCGCAAATACTTACCAATATCTTCATGGTGTCGCTCGATAGTAAAGCTTCTGCGAGTTGTACCTGCTTTGAGAATGTTAGTTGCCCAAGTTCCTGCTAAAGCAGCTTCAATAAAGTCATCAAATGTTCCATAAGACAGCTCGATGTTTACATCACCAGAAACATTTTTGTTGCCGTGACGGAAGTGTGCAATCTGACGATCATCGCGCAATTCTTCTGATTCGATTGCATCTTTAGATAGACCCAAAGTTGTACCAGTATGGCGCAAATTCTGAAAGCCTGGGGTGCTTGGCGTAGTGCCAAACGTGGTTTCGGCTATGTACGCCAAATTGTGTCGTGAACCTGTTGCTATAGTCATAATTTACCTCGGCGCTACATGAGCCATATAATTAATTGTTACTGAAGTGACGAATCTTTCTTCGTCAATAAATCCTGCGTTTCTTGATACATTACCAAGCCGAACATAAACACCATTGTACAACAAATCAGTACCACGTTTAAAATGGTCAGCAATAGCATCTAATTTCTTCTCTGAAGCTCCTCGGCCTTTACCTGCTGGAGCAAACACATCTATTTGGTATATACCTACATATTCATCTAAACCGCCATTACCTAAGCCTGCTTGAACTGTAGGGGCTGGTAAATGAGTCGGCTTTAGATATAATTTATTCTTGACTGGCTTAAAACCAATATTTTCCCAAGCTATAGGGGATCGGCCTGCAAGAGAGTCTAATCTCACATCTAATGCTGTACTAATATCTGAAAACACTGTACTCATTTGACTACCTTATTTATAGCCTTATCAATTGCTTGCTGAAAAGCCGCTACATTAACTCTTACCATTCCAGCGGGAGCCTGAGTAGAGTATCCAAACTCAATTCTACCCGCATAAGGAAGATTGTTGGCCAAGTACAAATTTTGACCAGTTGAAGACTGAACTACTTTAGTTATACCGGCTATAGTGTTAGCACCGTTAGTATCTCGTATATCTAAAATAGACTTCTCTGGCGTAGACACGCTTGCTTGCCAGTTAGCTCTAAGCTTACCAGGCTGATAGTCTTTAGGGGCTTTACGCTCACCCGCAGGCTTCCATAACTCTGGCTTACCAACTGGAGTAGCTTTTACAACCCGACTAAACAAGTCAATAGCAGTTACTTGCACCACTTCCAATGCGTCACGATGTGATTTCTCTGCAAATTCTTTAAGGTCTAAGGTGAAGCTCATAGAACACATCCGTACCCGAAGGAGAAGTAGTATTAACCTGCATGACTCTGTAATTAATGCCGTCGAATAACAAATTATCGTCGATTAACGGCTCACCTAATCCTGCCTCAACTAACAACTTAATGTCGCCCACTTGGATAGACATTGTTGATTTCTCAAACTGCCCGTATTGCGATCTAACGGCTTTTAGCTTTAGCTCATTTGTTAAACCAGTATCCAAAGTGCCTGATGTTGGGTTATATCTTCTTCCAACATCACGAGTAATAACAGCTTCAGCGCCGAAATTTTTAATCAGCCCAGCAGCAGTTTTGCGTAATGTAGCGTAATCAAACACGGATCACCCTAGCAGTTTTAATAAGTAGCTTTTTCATCTTTGTCTCAGCCGCAGTAAGATATGTATCTGCTCTTGAGCTTGCCTTATATTCTACAGCAATGCTATCAACTTTTTCTTTTAGCGTTTCACGGCCTTGGTTAGCCAGTGGATTAACGCCGCCATCAATTGCTATACAAAGCTCCATCTCAGCCTCTTTCAGCAAGGTTGGGATATCGGCTGAATCGACATAATAGTTATCAACCTCAGCGCCGTATCTAGGCCATTGCAGAGCTTGTGCGATGCTTGTTTTAGTGCCAATAAACATCTTAGATTCTAAATAATCCATCGCCTTTAATATTAAGACAGAAGATGTACCAGTTAATGTAATGCCGCGATCCGCAGCATAAGTGGACAAGTCTGACGCGCTAACGTAAGAATTAGAATTAGTTAAACCTGCACCTGTTTCTACAACTATTGTTGCCATTTATACGTCCTCAATCCAGCCATGAAAGGCTGCTTCTACTGTGCAAGTTTTATCGTGCGATACCTCAATTGCGACTACTGTTCCAGCAGGAAACTGCAAAGGTACAGGCAGCGTAAATAAAATTGAGTTATCTTGTGTTGACATCGCGTTATACGGAATAAGCAAAAACGGATCGTCAAATAATTTACTGTTATACAGGCTTGATACTAAAGTAAATGTACATCTAGCATCAGCACTACCGCTAGACGAACCTACAGTAGTGTCAGCAACAAAAAGTCTCTTGCCCTTTGGAACCATTCTAGCACTAGATTTTTGTAACCTTTGATTAATCAAAATTGTGGCACGGACAACGCCAAAAGCCAAAGCAGTGATAGTACCTTGAGCATGGCCCTTAGCAATACTGCCATTGCCTGCACCAAAAGTATAGATGTGCATTTCATT